AGCTTGAATAAATTCAGCACCCGAACGTTCATAGCGGTAACGCGCTTGGAATGGGTCTTTGTAGTTAGGAACGTAAAGAATACCGGCTAATCGATTGGTCTCGTAAAGATAGATCTCGTCCCAGACTTTAAGCGCTTCCCTGGCATTGCTTGACCGAATTGTACGGTCAACGTCACCAGCAATGCTTTCCAACCGAGTCGAAGGCGAAGTCGCCACCTCCGTTTTCTTTTCGGCTGTATCACAGCGACCTAATTGAATAACAAGTTTGTCGTAAAAATAAGAATCTGGAACCGTATTCATCGCCTCTTCCAGACGAGCGTAGTCACCCGCTGGAACCGAAACGGTAAAGTAGCCCAGATGATACCGGACCCGGCTCTTATCGAAATCAGAGAGCTGCACAGCTACTGCCTGTTATCAATTCATTATAAATTGAAGTAATCAAAGAAACTGGCCGTACAAATAGTCGTAGGTAGAAGCTGCTTGCCCTTGAATGTATGGCTCTTCTTGGATGTAACGAGAAATAAAAGTTGATTGCGGTTTTAATGCCTGCGACAGCAAACCTGCCACTAACTGATCTTTTAAACCAGGAGGTTGAGGTTGTTTTTGTCCTTTTTGATATTCTGTGCCATACAAGAAAGCTTCAAGAATATCGGATGTTCTTGCATCAGCCTGCTGAGGTTGTCCGCCTGGAGAAAGCTGTGGAGCACTTGGCACAACTGTAGAACCAACTTCAGCTTTTGCTCCAGGTTTTGTGTGGAGCAGTTGAATGTCGTAAGGGTTCCCCTGTGGATCAGTTGTGCGAATAGTCCCAAAGCCACGATCGGGTTGATAAGAACCATAGCCCTTGTAGGCGACAGGGGTGCCGGGAGCAATCATGCCGCCAGCAACATCAATGCCTTCGTGGTAAGTAGAGGCGCCAGGAATTCCTGTGTTCCTAGGGCCAAACTTACTTGTGATTGGGAAGTTCCAACGCCAGTCTTTGCCTACCTGTTGAACAAGGGGTGTTTTACCTGTGCCGATCAGTACGTTCTGAAGAAGTGTCCGTGCTGTTTCAGGGTTGATTCGCTTTCCCTGCTGTGCACCAAACCTAGGGATAACGCGCACATCAAGATGGGCGCCACTGGTGGCGAAAGGATCTTCCCTTGGGTCGACAATAGAACCAGCTGGAATTAACCCTGCCATTTATTACTCTTTTCTTTTATTTTAAAATAAAAAACCCCTGGCATTCCAGGGGCTTGTTAGAAGAGGAGTTATACGCGAATCAAGTCCGCTGCTAAAACTGCATCCCAGTCAACACGTTTGATTTGCTTTAACTGCTCAAGAGAATTAAATCTTTCACCCGATAAGGACATTTGAAGATCTTTAATTTCTCGTGCTGTTTTCAAACCGATACCCTTAATATGATCTGCGATCATTTGGGCAGTTGCACCGTTGATATTTAAACGGTTATCGGGCGGAAAAGCACGAGGTTCTTCTTGAGAAGCTTTGTCTTTAACCTGTAAAGCAACCACTTTTTTGGTGGCTGCTTCATCAGGCAGCAATTCATTTTTGTAAGCAGTATAAAGGCGACCGTCCTGGTCTTCGACCATGAACCAATCGCCGTTATCCCATTCGCTTACAACTTTGACGCGGGCTCCAGTTTTTTTGTGCTGATAAAGCATAAGGACCAGATTTAATTTCTGGTCCTAGTTTAACCTATTCAGCTAACTGTGCGGTTAGGAAGATATGCTTCGATATCGTCGTAGGTGGGAGCTTCATCAGGCTGGATGTAGCACACCTCAACAGCGAGGTAGCCAACTTTGCCAGCAGCCGAATCAGCATCCGAGATGTAGATACCACCGGAGGTGCTGGTATCGTTGGCAGCGCCCTTGGCAAACACCTTCAGGGTCACAGCACCAGTGTTGGTGTAGTACAGGGTGGCGCCAGACACGCCAGCAGCACCAGTAGCGGTGATGAAGGGGTTGGTACCAAAGGCCTGAGTGCCACCAGCGAAGTAGATCTTGGTAGCGGCGTCACCAGAAACGGTGGAGGTCAGGTTGGCCTGGATGGGGCCTTCGCCAACACCGGAGGCGGCGGTAGGACCGCTGGAATCGCGACCGAAGGAGATCACGTTACCGGTGGCGGCATACACACCGCTAGCAACACGACCATCGCCCCAGCCAGAAGCCACGGAGATAGCAGCGCGATACACATAAATCGGCTGAGCAGCTGCACCAGAGATCACCATGCCGGTGATGTCGGGGCGGGTGTCATCCTGACGGTAAGGAGAGGGCACAATCACGGTGCCGGTCACCAGAGGTGCACCGGAGGTTTGGGTCACCGCAACGTAACCACGCTGCTGGAAATAACGATAACCGGGGACGGCCAGCACAGAAGTGGGGCCGCCCTTGGAAGCGTTATTGGTACCGTCGTCGTTGGTATCAATATTCTTATACCAGCCGTTCAGGGCTTCCACCCAGTTACCTGGGTAGATTTTTTTAGACGAAAGATAGGTCATTTATTTGTCCTTTTGTTTAAGTATTACGAGAATCAAACGTCGCCGTCATCGGAGACATAGCTGAACGCGGTGGTCACGAAGTCCTTGTTCAGGATTTCGAAGCCAGCGTACAGTTGCCAAATCAGGATGATGAAGCGGCTGAAGTCATCGTTGTTGTTGATCAGCACCTGAGCATTCGGGCCGCCGATGCCAACGCCGATTGCCTGAGGACCGAAGAAGTAACCTTGGGCAACTTCTTGGGAAGCATAGCTGCCACCGGTACCAGCGAAGGAGGTGGTCACGTTCTTGGTCGGGAAGTTGGTCGACTCGAAGAACTTCACACCTTCGAACTGCACGCCAGTCGGCATGACAGGCTCACCAGCCAGGAAGTAGCCTTGGCCGGCCTGGGGACCCATGTAGAAGCTGGTGTTGTTAGGCATCATGGGGTTGCCCATGTACATGCCTTGACCAGGGTTACCGGAGTAACGAGCAATCTCACGGAAGTCAGGATCACGACGCAGGTGCATCATGAAGGTGGGATCGCAGATGCAACGATACAGACCATCAGCGAAGGTCGGAACGTTGCGCTTGCGGAGATCCTTAACAATGGTCAGCAGGTCGGTACGAACCTGGAACTGCTGCACTTCATTGCCATACTCCTGCGTGCTGTAGGAAACACGACCGGAGGAATCTTTGGTCTTACCACCAGGGAAGTAGTAACCACCTTGGGTGGTAGAAGCGGCACCATTGGCTTCAGCTTTGGCGAGTTCATCAATGAACACGCGATCACGCCAACGGCGATAGTCGTCGAGCAGAGTCAAGCTGCCGATCGACTGGTGGAACATGTTGAGGTTGCCACTATCCAGCAGAAGGCGCTGGGCAGTGATCAGGGTCTCACGTGCAATCTTGAAGGTCGAAGGCTGGGTCGGATCACCCGGATCTGCAGGGCCGGTGTACTCTTTCAGCACAACAAGCACCTTCTCTTTGGTGATGTTGCGGCTGTTGGCGGTACCGATGGTTTGATCGGCAATACGCTCACGGCTGTCCTTCGTACCAGGGGTACCCCAGAACTTGTAGCGATCTAACTGAACGGTCTGACCAGGCTGACGGGTGAAGTCGTGGACAACCACGGGCTCCACTGCCATCTCAGCAATGTAAGCAGGGTGGGGACGGTAAAGTTCCGCACCAAGAATCTTTGGAAAGTCGTTATCAATGAACACTTTGTTTTATCCTCCAGTGTCGCAGGAAGTGTTTTTATCGGGTGAAAGATTCAGACATGAATATGTCTTATCTATCACAAATTTTAGCAGTTGGTAATTTATTTAATAATTACCCATAACGCAAGGTTGTTGCGTTCGGCGTTACGCCGTATTGCGCACTTGGTGTATTACTGGACCCACCAAATTCTGGATCGATTGCTCCTCCTTGTTGGAAACCAGGTACACCAATAGAACCAGGGATTGCGCCAAGTGCTACACCACCAAGACCAGCGGTAAGTGCAGCAGCGGGAACGAGTCCTGCGGCCATTGCTTTGCCATAGGCACGAGTGGGGCCTTTGCGTTGCACAGATGCATCAATAGGACCTTGGATTACATTCATGCCAAGCTTGTCTGCAATCTCAGGAGTCACAACGTTCCTGGCTTTATTTGCTAAAGCAGGTCCGTATTTACCGGCAAGGGCACGTGCTCCCAATAAACCTGCAGCGCCACCAAGGGCACCAGCACCTGCAGCAAGTGCGGCAGAGCCTGGATCTTCACCTTGGGAAAGGGCGTACCCACCCGTGGCTAAACCAGCGGCAATGGGTACACCGTATTTAAGAGCGCCACGCATGGCATCACTCCATCACAAACAGTTTGTTTGCAACAACTTGAGGCTGAGCCTGGTTCAGGAGACGCCAAGCATTGCTGGGATCTACATCCATTTGTTGCTTGAAGGAACCCCAGAAGTTTTCAGGCTGTTGAGGTGCATCTGCAGCAGGAGGTGCAGGGAATTGACCCAGGGCTTGCTGGATTGGTGTGGTGGGATAACCACGGGTTTCCAGTTGAGCCTCATCTTCGTACACAGGGTACGGACCTTCTGGACCAAAGAACTTCAGCGTGTAATCGCTGAGCACATCAGGATTGGTCAGAATTTCGTTGTAAGCCAGATTCTCTTGATGCTCGTTAACCGAGAATTCGGCATAACGATGCAAAACAGATTGTGCTTCCTGACCCCAGGCAACAGCACTATCCAGCATCCCTTCGAGCTGAAGGGCGTAATTATTTAGAATTGCGGGTGCTTCGGTTCCGTACGCTTCGACGACGTGACGTGTTTCCGGACTCCACTGGAGCAGATCCGCCACGTCCGCCAAGGATTGAACTGAGTAGGTTTGGGAAGAGCTGGGCGAGGAGGTCTGGTTGGGTGACCAGGTCTGCGGAGCCGATTGTTGCGTAGCTGGGCTGCTGTACTGCTGGCCGTAATTGGCTGGTGCGTACTGCGTCGTCGGTGAGGACTGACCCTGGAACGGGGATTGAACTGGACTGCTCAGCAGGTTCACCACCTTGTTGAACGCCGATTCCCAGGGATTGCTCGCTGCTTCCGGTTGGGATTGGGGGGCGTACTGAGTAGGGGCTGATTGGTAGCTGGGGGCCGCCTGCGGAATCGCCTGGGGGTAGCTGGTACCCACTTGATACGCCACTGGAGCCTGAGGTGCCGGAGCTTGGGCCGGTACCACGTAGCTGCTGGGAGCCACCGCCACTGGTGCTTGGCTCGTCTGTGGGATCGATTGGACGGTAGCGTCCTGCATAACTCATCTCCTTTTGTAGAGCTTCTAATGTTCGATACAGATATGGAGTTAAGTCCAATCTTGGATCCGCAGCCATCGGAAGATCCGGTGCTTGCGGGTGAGGAGTCTGCATCATTCCCCCCACTAAGCGAGCGAATTGAGAGTATGCACCCTGTAATTCGTTCACCATCCTGAATGGGAACCCAGATAACATCTCGGCCCTTTCCTCGTCCGTCTTAGACGGAAAGAGGTATTTCAGTGCTTCAATGCTATCAACACCTAACTCCTGGAGGTTTCGCACCACGATGGAGTTGTTGAGGATGTCTTGAGTTGAGTCCTCATAAACAGGACCCATCCAACGCCATAAAACAGTGAGATCTCCGTCTGGAATTAAGCCAATGACTTTGGGCGGAATTTGTTGTGTCTCCACACAAGCCATCATAAGATTTTTGAGTTGATCATTGTATTGCTGCATTGCCTCTTCATATGCCGCCTCATCTTCAGGGGTGGCACTGGCGTCGAGATCCACAGGTTTTTCAAGACCTGCAGCCATTGCAAGAGTTGTCTTGAACAGCTGTTCTTCTTGGTAAATGATTAACTCAAGGCAACGACAAATGCCATGTGTATAAATTGCATTTGCTTTCTTTTTAGATGTGGCAGCAACACGTCCAAACAAAGATTTGTAC